TGAATATTATGTCCGTTACGAGCAATCGTTAAATTGTTAGTATTAAATGTGCCAGCGTAATCTTTGATAGCAATAAAATCGCCTCGATTTGCTGACGCAGGTAAATTAATTGTGTGTGTTGCTGAAGTTGTATCTATAAAATAACCTTGACCTGAAACAGCCGTTGTATTGGTTGAGCCATCAACAGTAACAACAGATTGCCAATCAGTAACATTTAAATCTATTGAACCACCTAAAGAAATAGACTGTCCAGCTAAAGTTACACTTGAATTTGTTAGTTTTGCGTTGGTAACTTGACCATCACCTAGTTTAGCACTTGTTATATCGCCGTCTTTAAAATCAGCTTGTGCTACTGATCCGTCAACAATACCTTTTGATCCTACTTTATTAATTGCCATATCTATATTTATTCGTCCGTATCAGTCGTTGAGTTGTAAGTTTTACTATCAGCAAACGTCTGAATTGTTGTTGTAAATCCAAAGTCATCATCAGCGTCAGCACTTGTAGGATTTGGCACTACGATAACTCTTTCTTCTCTTGTAGCACTAGGCAAGTCTGTATATACGTCTGCCTGTGTTTCTTTAATAACTTTTTGTGTAGATGTAGGTCCAAATAGATACGTTTTAGCTGTAAATGCCAATGAATAGATTACAGCACGTCTTTGGGTAAAGTCGCCACTATAACTATCTTCGTATTGTACCGTATTTAATACAATTGGTACATCTCTTTTAATATTCATTTCTGGTATTGCGTTTACAGTTACCGTATAATCAGGTTGAAAATAAGGTAATATTTGTTCTACGATTTGTAATCCTGATTCAGCTGTTGCTGTAAAAATATATAAACCATAAGAAATATTATACGGTACAGGTGTATAATTATAATTTAATATTTTACCTTCAGCACCTGTTTTAACAGTTTTATATTTTTGAACTCTTGTCAATTTACGTGAACTGTCATAGGTAATACCTGTAATTTCAAAACCCATACGAGGTAACGTAATCGCAAATTCTCTATTTTCTAAACTTGCCTGTTGATCTAGTCTAACTAAAAACTTTTCTTTTGGCGCATATGCCAATGGCACAGGTATAGATTGTATGACTGTACCTGTAGAGTCTTTTCTTTTAATTTGTATGTTATTAAAGATTTGACCAAAAGCGATGGTCATTCTTCTCATACTTTCGTTATAAAAATAATTTCCAAACATTAAAAGTCTACCTCTCCGAACGGATTACGTTCTGTGAAATCTAATATATCATCAGCAACACTTGCTGTATCAAAACCAGCTTCGTTATCTAAATCAATATTATCCGCATATGTATTTGCCTGTGTTTGTATATTGTAATCTTCATTAATAAAGTAATTAACTTCACCAGAAGCACTATCATTTTCTAATAATAATGAACCTGTAGCATCTAAATTAGCAGATAAAGATACAGTTGGCGATAGTCCTAAATAACTTGAACCATCTACTAAAATTCTAATATTTGTAACAACACCATTCGTTAACACGGCTTGACCTGTAGCTGTAACAGCACCACCTGGACTTGCCACAGTTACACTAGTAACAGATAACACATCATTTAAAGCGGCGTCAGGTGTTATAGATGATAATTGTCCATTTAATAATGTAGAAACTGAATCTGTATTTGTTTTTGTTGTACTATCTGTTGCTACATAAACAACTGTAATCGTTGGGTCTGAACTGTATCCTCGACCAACATTATTTATTGTAAATGAGGTAATTGTATTACCTGTTAAGTTTGCGGAAGCCGTAGCATTGATAGTAGCCGATGGCGCCGATATAGTCACAGTTGGTGCGGTGACATATCCTTCTCCACCAGAAATAACTGGTATTGAAGTAACTTGGTCTCCTGTAACGACAGGACTTCCTAATACAGCTCCAAATGTACCACTTTCTAAGGTTGATTGATATAAAGTTTGATCTAATGAATAAGTTGTTTCAGCATTATCAATATCAGCAATACCTGTATCTAATCGTTCTGAACTGTATTCCCAACGTGTGACTCTTAATTTATAAACTGGTAATTGACCAAGTTGAAAGAAAGGTTCCTGATCTTCAACAAATTGAATTTCAAAAAAACTATTCATCAAAGGCATATAAATGATGTCGCCTTCATTTGGTCTGCCGTCAGCAATTAATGTATGAAACGAATCCACTTGTTCGTTAAATCTTCTTTTAGAAATTACAAACGTTGTATCTTCTCGTATTTCTAAACCAAACTTACTAATTAATTCTTGTGAACCAGCAAATCCTTCAGTGGTTTCCATATACATTTCTAATAAGTATGAATCATCAAACTTACTAAGTGTATCTTCACCTAGTATTAAATCTCTATTAACTAATGTTCGTGGTAAATAGTAGCAATCAAATCCGTAGATTTTTAAGCCTTCAATAATTAAATCTTCGTGTAATCTTTTTTCGCTATCGTTTCCAATGCCGTTACCACCTTGAAAATAATGATTGACTGCCATAGCATTATCCTATCATCATAGCTGGATTTAACTCGTATGAACTTCTTATTTCTTGTTCAAGTTTTTCAATATCTTGTAATGCCTCAGAATAAATCTGTTGTCCATTTAATGTTACTCCACCGACCATAGCAACACCATTAAATTTTGATAAGTTAGCACCCCATTGTTTTTTAAATAAGGCAGTCGTATATCTTTTTAAGTAAATATCATTCCATACGTCTGTATAAGTTGAAGGATCTAATTTACGATAGCATTCAATTACTAAGTATTCATTGGTTGTTAAATCGTTTGTCCAGTCCATATCAATGTATAGTCTGTTGTCGTGTTGATTAAATCGTATTGGTTTTTCACCAACAAGTACGTGATCTAAAAAATCTAAATGTCTTAATACAATATCATAATTGATTACAGATGTTGAAGAAAAATCATAAAGATCATTTAATCTTAGTTGGTATCTTACATCAAATAAGTTTAAATTACCTTTATCAGAAAATGGAAAAATATTAATAACAGATATAACAGATTCTGGAACAACTAAAAAATTGTTATCTTCGTACCAAGTCGTAGAAACGCTATTTTTAGTCGCTGTTTCTGACGCTGGATTAATTGCCGATAGTCTTGTTTTATCAGCAGCTGTTAATTGATATTTTAGATAAGTACGTCTAATACCGTCATAGTGATATTGTTGAAAATACTGGACAGCTTCATCTATTCTGTCTTCAAGTTGGTCATCATCAACGTTAATTTCAATGACAGGCTTACCTAAATTTCGTAAACAATACTGCTTTAATGTTTCTCTTGTACTTGGCGTTGCCATTCTCTAATTCCTTTATGTTTATCAACAATATTTATAATACTAACCAAGAGCAACGGCTTGAGCAATCGCAAAGGCAGTAGAGGCTTTAGCATCTAATTGTGTTTGAATAGCACTTGTAACCCCATTTAAATATTGAAATTCAGTATTTGATACTGATCCATCGGCTAATTTTGTGGCACTTATACCACTTGATAATTCACTATCTCCAATATTTGTAATTGTGTTATTATCAGCATCTATTGTTTTATTTGTTAATGTATCAGTAGAATTTGCTAAAATATAAGATTGTAAATCTGATATATTAGATTCAGTAATAGTAATCGTGTTTGAAGCACTATTAATAGTTTTATTTGTTAACGTGTCTGTCGAATCTTGTAATACGACTGTACCTGAAGCATTTGGTAAATTAATGGTTCTATCTGCTGTAGGATCAATAACTCCTAATACTGTTTCATATGCGTCAGCTGTAGAACCTTCAAAAGTAAATGAATTAGTAATTTCAATTGTAGTTGAGTTTACAGTTGTCGTTGTACCGTTTACAGTTAAATTACCTGTTACTGTTGCGTTACCACCAATTGTTACATTGTCAGGTAAACCAATAGTTATTGTACCAGAACTTTCACCAACTTCAATTTCATTTGTTGTACCAGAAAAAGTAATTGTACCACCTAAAGATGTAGCAGTAGAATTAGAACCATCTGAAACTGTGATTGATGAATTGGTTAAACTTGAATTAGCACTATTTGATAATGTGTTTGAAGAACCACTAATTGTTTTCTTGGTCAGTGT